CAGAATCAGTCATTACTGCATACCATAAATACTATCAAGAATATAAAAAGGATTTTGCAGTATGGACTGTAAGACCAATGCCAGAGTTTATGTATGCCGACTTGGGAACATCATAATGACTACATGGAATGGCAATTCTAAAAACAAAACATCACAAGAACTTCAAGACAAGAAGTATAGGGGTAAGATGTTTTCCATCAGCAAATACGCTGGATGGTATGAGGATTTTATGGAGAATTATCAATTTAAAATGACTTATTCTGAATACAAAAAGAAACGAAACAAAGGTAAGTTATAATGCCAACTTATGATTTTAAAAACAGTGAGACAGGTGAAGTCACAGAACACTTCATGTCTTATAAAGTTTTAGACCAATTCAAAAAAGATAATCCTTCACTATCACAAGTTATCGGAGCTCCACAAATCGTGGGTGGTACTGGTGACAGAGTTAAGACAGATGATGGATTCAAAGCAGTTCTATCTAAAATCGGAGAGAACTATAAAGGTTCTGATTTAGATAAAAAGGTAAACCCACAATCTGCAAAGGATATCAAGACAAGACAGATTGTTTCAAAACATATGGATATCCAATCAGGAAAGACAAAGTTCCAAAAATAAAAAACCCCTAGACAAACATTGACATACAGAGTATAATACATTATGAAAGAATTTACATGCACACTGGGTGATTTAGAATCACTACAAGATAACATGACTCGTGGTCAAGAGAACGGGAAGAGGTTTTATCAAACACCCGATGGACAAAAATACCCAAGTGTTACAACCGTAACAGGACTACTCACAAGAGACCACATTAAGTTGTGGAGAGAACGAGTAGGTGAAGAAGTTGCAAACAAGATTTCAAGTGTCGCTGCAAGACGTGGTACTAAGATGCATTCTTTGTTTGAACAATACCTTCGTGCAGAAGAAGAGTTAGTCTTTGAAAATATCTTAGACGAGTCTATGTTCAAAGCAGTACAACCAGTTTTAGATGATATCATTCCAGTTGCTTTAGAAGCAGGAATGTATAGTGACTCCTTACAAATGGCAGGTCAAGTAGACTGTATTGGTTTTTGGGATAACGAACTTTGTATTATAGACTTTAAGACAAGTGCAAAGTATAAAGAAGAATATATGGCCGACCCTTGGTTTCATCAGATGACTGCATATGCAATCATGGTTGAGGAACTTACAGGTGAGGAAATAGATTCAATAGTAGCAGTTGTTGCTGTTGATGGAGGAGGGGTTCAAGTCTTTGAGGCAGACCCTAGAGATTATGTTGAGAAACTATACGAGTTAAGAAATCGTTATGGTACATTATACGGAGTATAAGAATGGGAATTAGATTTATAGAAAACGAATGGCATCAAACTAAAATTGCTAATCAAAAGGAAGTTGAAGCAGAAATGTTAACAGAGATTGGAGTCACAGAAGAAGAGTTCATGTGTTTCCTTGAAGATGAGTTTGAAGAACTTTCAGACGATAAACAAGATGCAATCAATAATCTTATAATGGATTTAGATACACTTGACTCATACGAAGATATGTGGACTATGAGAAAAGGTGGTTTCGATACTACTTACGAACTAGGTGAACTAGAAGGATAGTCATGATAAGTAAAAAAGAATTTACAGATAAAGTAGAGAAGTTAGTGTTAATGGGAAGTGATGTACTAAGTGCAATCATTAAAATTTGTGAGGACAACAACCTCGAACCCGAAGCATCAAAGAGATTAATCTCAACTCCTCTCAAAGAGAAGTTAGCTGATGAAGCAAAGGGACTGAACCTTATCAATCGTGGTGAGAATTCAGTCGGAACAATAACCAAGTTTTTCACACAATAGGAGAAAATTATGAAAAAAGGTGATATCGTCACAGTAGTGACAATTAGTGGTGAGTATGTAGGTGTACTCGAATCAACAACAGATGCTGGAGTTGCAATAGAAGACCCAAGGATGATTCTATCTAACCCGAATGATGGGTCGATGGGATTTGCAAAAGGACTAGCTGCAACAGGACAAGAGAATCCACCCCATGCAATATTTCAACAAGTAGTATTCGTTGTACCAACAGCAGAACATGTTGCAGATGCACATATGATTGCAACTGGTAAAAAGGAAGCTTCGAAGATTGAAGTACCTGCACAGAAAAAAATTATTGCACCCAAATAAGGAGTCGTAGGTAATGGAAGTAATGACAGCATCTAAAAAGGCACTTCTATTAAGAAGTAATGGTACACCCGTTAACGAATATAATACTGTGCCTCAATTGATTCAGAAGATTGCATTGTGGCACCAAGATAGAAACCTCATTGAGGGTTCAACAGACAAAGACCAGTACATGAAACTCATACAGGAATGTGGTGAGTTGTCCGATAACATCTGTAAGAACAAAGACATTGCAGATGACATTGGTGACATCATGGTAGTGTTAATTAATATTGCAGTCCGTAATGGTCTATCTATAGAACATTGTTTAGAGGTTGCATACCACGACATCAAAGACCGAAAAGGTACGATGGTAGATGGGGTCTTTATCAAAGAAGACTTACGATGACCAGTAGAGAAGGATATGATGCATACACGTTGTACCTTGGAATAAAGTTACACTTCTATTCTAAAGGTTATGATTTTATTAAGTACAATGGTAAAGTAAAGTCAGATATCAATTCCTTCTTAAAACGTAAAGACAAGTATCACTTTGGTAAATTGTTTAGAACGTATAAACAAGAACTGCAAGATTTCTATATTGCAAATCTATCCTTTAAAGACTATTGGGCAGGTGACCTCTTAGATGCTGAATGTGATAAGAGATATAGAGAATGGAAAGGTAGACAACAGAAAATGTCTTACATGTTTAAGACTGATGTGTCTGATTTACTTTTAAAGAAAACAATCAACCAAGTACTAGAGGTAAAAAATGGACAACATCCTCTTCTACTTAAATCGTATTTAGCTAAGAAGACCTCTTTAGAAACTATGTGCATATTGGATGACATCATAGGGTTTACTAAAGATTGGGAGAGATTAATATCAGAACAAATCGTGTACCCCGAAGTTCAGTTGAAATTGAACAAGTACAAAGCTTTCGTCTCAGTAGATGTGAACAAGTACAAGAACCTGTTAATGGACATATGCAAGAAGTAACAATATTAGGTAACGGCCCAAGTAGAGTAGATTTTGACTTCTCTAGTGTCACACATGAAGTGTGGGGTTGTAATGCAATCCATAGAGACACTAACGAGTGTGACATAGTGTTTGCAGTAGATATGCCTGTACAGAAAGAGTTAGTTACCTCAGATTACTATAGAGGTAATCTAGTTGCATTTGCAGATATCGACCCACTACCGATTGAACTGTTTGGAAGTCTTGCCTCTACTATGGAAGGTGTATGTGAAGTCAATATTAAAGATGATGACACACACTTCATCATACAAGGTGATGGAGAGTCCACAGATTTTTTGGGTCTAATACGTCCCGATTTAATTGTCACTTATAATGACCCGATGTTGAGAAACCTGTTTACAGGAATGTCTGCATTAGGGTTTGCAATGGACAATGGTTATGAACGAGTCAATCTGATTGGTTTTGATGCATTGGAAGGTGACAACTTTGAAAACATTTATGAAGGTAGTGTAAACTATATGCATAAATACAATACCGAGTCTGAAGTGCTTAATGCACAACGGAGTCAGTTCATTGCACTCTTAAGGGAGTACAATGATTGTTCAGTATACTTAGGAAACCCTCTTGACAAAGGAAGGTCTATAAAGTATAATGAACTATCTTATTATGAAGTAAGTGAAGAATGGATTTTAGGTCAAGGCCTTAAGTCTTTAATATAATTGTTAATAAAATTGTAATAAAATTGTAATACAATAGGAGAATACAATGAGTAGTAGTTTAGATAAACTAAGAGCAGCAATGGAAACTGCTTCCCCATCCGATGGTGGAAAACAAAAATCCTTCAGTGACGACACAATGTGGAAACCCGAACTAGATAAAACTGGTAATGGTTATGCAGTGGTTCGTTTCTTACCTACCCCCGAGGGAGAAGAGATGCCATGGGTATCATACTTTGACCACGGATTCCAAGGCCCAGGCGGATGGTATATTGAGAAGTCTTTAACGACTCTTAGTAAACAAGACCCTGTATCTGAATATAATACCGAGTTGTGGAATACTGGGATTGAAGCAAACAAAGATATTGCTAGGAAACAAAAACGCAGACTGCACTATGTTTCTAATGTCTATGTTGTATCAGACCCTAAAAATCCTGCTAACGAAGGTAAAGTGTTTAAGTATAGATTTGGTAAAAAAATCTTTGAAGCTCTTAAGGAAGCAATCTCACCTGCATTTGAAGATGAGAAAGCAATTAATCCTTTTGACTTGAGAGGAGAAGGTGCTAATTTCAAAATCAAAATCCGTAAGGTTGATGGTTACTGGAATTATGATAAATCAGAATTTTCTGATACTGCACCATTATTTGATGACGAAAATAAGTTGAGTGGTATATATACACAACTACATTCATTATCGGGTATTATTGCACCAAGTGAATTCAAGACTTATGAAGAACTCAAAGAGAAACTTCAAAGAGTACTTGGAAGTGCTGGTACTACTTCAACTGCAGAAAGTATTGCAGAAGACTTGGACGAAGTTCCATGGTCTAATGTAAACACTGATACAGTTGCAGCGGAACCTGTAATCTCATCAGCTGAGTCAACTCCACAAGTGGAAGAAGATGATGCGATGGATTACTTTAAGAACCTAGCTAACGAAAGTTAATTAGAGTTCTTAGTTGGGATGGTCTCATTATATTAATGATATACTGTGAAAGTGAGACCATACACTAAGACCGTGGATTTACTCTTCTTAGAAGAGTGGGGGTACTTAGTAAGGGAAAGGTTAACAGCAAACATTGCGGGTTAATCGGTTAGGAGCGGGAATGCTGTAAAGCGTGGGGCGACTTAACACTTTTATTAATAGGAAATACATGAAATACGATAACAAGAATAGACCAAAAAGAGACTTCAAAAATACTGAAGTTCCCTTCGATATTATGCTCAGACAATTTAAAAAATATTGTGAGAGGAAAGGTATTGTAGAAGAGGTAAGAGAAAGAAGGTATTTCTTGAAACCATCATTCATTAAGAATGAGAAGAACCAAAAACAAAAACGTAGAAACGAGTTAAATAGAATTCGTGCATCTAAGTCTGTTAGAAGACCAACAGGATTGCAACGATAGAATAGGAATTAGACATGAAAAAGACAAGTACCCCTCAAAGACCGAAGTCTCGGTTTGGTAAAGTCTTATTTGCTAAGGACTCACCATTCAAACATCAAGTCGTAAAAGACCGAACCAAGTACACTAGGAAAGATAAGTTCAAAGAACCTCTATCGATGGAACTGTGAGTCACCACTATTGAATAGAGCTCTATCGTTAACACTTGATTGACCAGTATTATTAGCCAATATGGTTGTGTTTGTTGCAGTAGCAAGGTTTGTAATATTTGATGCACCCTGTACACCCATAGCTTTTATTAAATCTGCAATTGCATCAGTATCACCAGCAGGAAGATTTCTTTCATTAACCATGGACACAACATCTTCCATAGTCAATCCAGTCTCGGGTGTAGGGTCTGTAAAACCTTCTGCAAGAGTTGTATTACTTAATTGCTTTGCGTCAATATTAGCTCTTTCTGCTTTTGCACTATCTCTATCAATCTGCATGTCTGCTAATACTTGGGATTCTTTACCAGTAACATAACTCATTATACCTTTGTCAACTCCAGTTATGTCTTTGAGTTTTTCATCAGAGTCACCCATGAGGTAATCAGTGGCACCACTGGCAACAACAGCTCCTGTGGCAGCGGAAGCAAGCATGACTCCAGCTGTAACCCAACCTACTGGGTTAGATGCTAAAAAGAACCCTGCTGCAACGGTGGCGGCTATTCCACCAACCAGTCCTGCAGTTGGGACTGCTACGTCTTCTCTCTTTTTGTCGATTATATATTGAGTAAATTCTGTAGATTGTTCAGGTGTTATCTCTCCGTTGGCTAACTTGAATGCCAACACGGCTTCCATATCCTTAGTCTCATCTAGGTTGGCAAATATCTCCAAAGGAGTGAGTGCGGCTGACACTACATAACTACTTTTCTTAACAACATTACCAGCAACTGATATAGCTTTACCACCAAGACCAGCTGCTTTGGTGGTTGTTTTAAATCTTTTATCTGCCGTACCATCAGATTTAAGTGGTCGGGTATCTGTACCACCGTCTTGCATACCAAGTTGTTGAGTTAAAAGTCCAGTACCCATACCCACGTTGGCACCTGCGTCTGCAACTGCTAAGATGGCATTACTCTTTTCGTCTTCAATTCGTGTTTGTTGGTCTGATTCTAATACTGCAAATTGTTTATCATACTCCTCTTGAGTAATTTGTCCAGTCTTTAGTTGTTCACCTAACTCTTTGGTACTTTCAGCATTAACAGGAGAGGTTTTATTGTTTAAAAGGAATCTTTGTACCCATCTATCAAATCCCTCGAACCTATCCATTAACATCAGGACAGCAACACCCAAAGCTCCCAAGATAAGTGTACCAAGACCCATTTGTTTTAAGAATGGCATCATAGCCTTTGTTTGTTTTTTACTAATAAGACTAGCTTCAAGAACATTACCTTCGACCATACCAAAGAGTTTGTTTGAAGACTCTTCTTGTTGTTGGTTACCTAGTACTACACCTTTTATGGAGTCTGTAAGACCATCGGATGCATCTTTTTGTTGCAACATACCACCAGTCATAAAGTTTGCAGCTTTACCAATACCACCGAATACCTTTTGAACTGCATTAAACTTCTTGGTTGCATCATCTAAGAACCCACCAATGTCTAACATACCACCACTTAGTTCTTTAAGACCATCAGTAAAGTCACTGTAACCTTTACTATCCGTTGATTTTTCGAGGTCAGTCTGTATTGCAGTTCTTATTCTTTTTTCATTTTCTTGTAGTTTTTCTAAATCTCGTTCGAATGCATCCTTTACTTTCTTAGACTCTGCATCAATAATTTTTTGTTCTTCGTCAATCTTTCCCTGAAGGTCAAGTCTCTTTAAAGCATCTGTGGTCTTAGACTGTTCATTCATTAATGATTCCATCTCAGTCTTAGCTCTATATACTTTGATGTTCTCTTCTATCTCTTTTGTTTGTTGTTTTTGTTTAGCAACGAGTGCTTCTGTGGCATCTTTTAATTCTTTATTATTTGCGGCATCTGCCATTCCTTTAGCTAGTTTTTTATTGGTAAGGAACCCCTCGAAGGTGTCTTTAGACCCTGTTCTTATGTTTGCAGCTGAGATTGCAAGGTCACCATTAACTTCTGCTAACTTACTGGTGAGTCCTTTAAACTTTGTATTTAAGTTCTTGGTTGCATCTGCATATTCTTCTTGTGACTTGACACCCTTTTCTTGAGCTGATGTCATTGCCCTTTGAGATGCAACAAAGGAATTCATAAACCTTTTGTCTACGGTTCCGTCTGCCTTAAGTTTAATGTCGGGGGTTTTATCTGCCATTTAGATTTCTCTTATTTATTTTCCACCAAAAGCTTTACCAGCTTCTGATATTCCGAATGCACCTAGTGTCACAACAACGAATGATGTGTAGATGGTTTCAGAGACTTTCAAGTCCATGTCCCATGCAAGTGCGGTTACTAAGTCAGTTAATCCAAAGACGACCATTAAGAAGAAGGATATGAATCCTATAATTGACTTCTCATTGACATCATTGTCGTCTAGGAATAAATCCCCAAACTTTCTTACTGGTGGTTCGAGTTGATTCTTTGCCTTCATGGCTTCTTCTTTCATCTCTTTGATTGCATCTTCTTGTTCATCAAGTTTCTCAATCATCGCCATATACTTGTCTAAATCAATTTCGACTTCGTTTCTGCTGTTATCTGTATTTTCAGCCATTGTTAACTCCATATTATCTCACGATATTCATAATATAGGTTAATTTAATTAATTACGGTTCTTCCGTTTTTCGTTCTCTTCCTCAATATGATGTTCAAGGAGTTTAATGTATATCTCTCTTTCCCATGGTATCATATTCTCAAGTTCCGTTAATGAGTATTTATGATGTTGCATCAGCTGAAAGTTGGTATTATAATAATTAAATACCGACTCATGAGAAAGAGCTATTAAAAAAAACTTTGTAACCCCGATATTGTTCTACTTTGTTCAGTTTGACATGCATTACACTTAAAGATTGTATCTAATTTAATTGCAGGTAACCCTTCAAAAAACTTACTTACTTCTTCAAGTTGTTTAAGTGTTAAACTTTCCAAGAATTCTCTAAGGTCTTCATTAGAGATATCATCAGACTCGTATCTATCTTCTGCATCATAGATATAATCAACACCTGATGCAAGCAGGGCTAATAGTTTTTCTTGTTGGTCTTTTATATCGTCTGAACGACCCATGTCTACTATACTAGGATACTTTAATCCTATACCTACTTCATCATTGATATTAACTATCGTAGACTTTTCCGAATCTAAACCTCGAACTTCTGCATCTTCTATATTGACACTAACTTGTCCTGTTCCACTACAACCCGTTTCACCACATCGTAGAGACAACTTGACAGTTTCCCCAATTGATTTGGCACGAATTTGTAGGAATAGGTATTCGACATCGAACATTGGTAAGTCATCAATATCAAGTTTGTTGAAAGTAACTGCAGTTATCATATCTCTGATTGCATTTACAACATCTTCACCTGTAGTTGAATCCTGAAGTAGTAGTAGATACTTCTGTTCCTTTACTAGAAAGGGTCTATACTTAACTTCTTTACCATTACTTGGTAACTTAGTTGTATAGGTTGGTGCTTTTTGGATTGGTAATCCCATAATTTACTCCATAATTTTATTTTAGCCACCAGTCAATGTTTGTACTTTGGCTAGTTTATCGTCTAAACCTCTTAGACGTTTGAATACTGATTGTCCTGCATTAGTGTATTTACCAGTCTGCTGTCCAATACCAATAAGTGCATCCAATATTCTCCTACCTCTATTTAGACCACCACCACCTGATTCGTCAGGAGTGTACTTGGTTTCAAAATAAGTGTATGCCATGGTTACAGTGAACGACATTATCTCAGCATTAGAACTATAATCCAAGTCTTGTTGTTCGTATTTGATTGGGTAGGCATCTTTAAGTACATAAGTAAGTGTGTCTTTACCACGACCATTCATTACCATGATTTCAACTGTTCCTTTATACTCGTCTTTAAATGAAAACCGAGGACTTTTTGGGTCTCCACCATATATTGAATCCTGCCATCCTTCAATTGCAGCTCTATCTTGAAAGTTTTGGTCACAATAGAATGAAAAGGACACTTCTCCACCATCATTGGTTTGAAATGGCATATGTCGTTCTGCACCTGATTCAGAAAAAGTATATGCTTTCAACTCTCTGCCTGGCAGAGTTGCTTTATGACAACGAATACCATCTATATCTAATTTGACATATTTTTTAACAGAGGCAACAGCTGCTTGTATTACAACTCCTTCTTCATTAACTTCTTCGGCCACTGATTTGGTCATTTCATCATTCTGAAATAGGTTGGGGCCGAATATTCTGACGTTGAATCTATTGGGTCTTGCACCTGCATCGAAATTTGCTTTGAATTTATCTATTCCTAAATCGCTTTTTGACATTAAATTTTCCTTCTACTTTCTGCATACACCGTGTTTGCATTTATTGTAAATTGTTGGGATGGTAGCATTGCAACCAAGTCCCAGTATTTTGGGTCTACTCTCATTATGTTACCAACGGTATGTGAGAATAGATACTTCTTTAAACATGGTTTTGCTAACTTTAACTTACTGATACTTTTGATATCGTTATATGAGAAGTCAAACCTTAAATCCTTCTCAACTGTTTCCTTAACGGTCATTGCATACAACCCATCCAGTAACTTTACTCTATCCCTAGGTGACAGGTAGTGTAAGTTCAATCCCTGAAATCCATTTTTAGTTAAATCTGTCACTATCACGAGTGGAAATCTATCCCAGTATGGTAGAGTGTCTTGATACTTTGCATCATAGACAAACATATACATACCACCCATAAGTTGGTCACCAGTCAAGGTGTCTGTGGCTGTTCCTGATTCTAAAAAAGTTCCAGTATTAGACCTCACATCTCTAACTCTGTTTCGGAACCACTCTAATCCCTCAACACTTCTTTTCTTTAGGTCGCTGGGGGATAAACCATCTAGTCGTTCAAACAAAGTTGCCATATACTCTATTTATGACTTTGGAGTGTATCAGAATCAAGCTTTTTTGCATTAAACATAAACACCCATCTTATATCAGAGCTAGTGTTCACAAAATTATGCCAAGAGTTCTCAGTTCTACAGAAGATATACCCACAATTAGGTTTCCAAGGGTCTTCATACATGTCATCACCTTGTTCATTTGAATAGAACCTAGTTCCATTGTTCACTTCAGGGGAAATATATACTATACTTGTTAACACTTTCCATGATATGTCTTGGTGTATTCTATAAACACCATCGTTAATTTCGTTCTTGTATCCTTGGATTGTTGTTCTTGGTACATCAAAAACAATTTCACTTAAGTCATAACCCAGTGAGTTACCAATTTCCAGTCTTCTATCAAAGACTTGTTTAACGAAGTGTTTTTCTGCTTCCATCCTAACACTAGCAATTTGATTTTCATGAAATCCAGTCGGCTCAGGATACCACAAATCTGTTTTAACAAGTGGTCTCTCTCCACCACCTATCTGTAAGTCATGTCTTAATGGGAGTTTAGTCATCTCAACCAATTGATTAAATATGTTCTCAGGGAAAACATTCTCGATTCTTATGTGGGGAACAGGGTGGGTAAGTATTTTTGAGATATCTAACATCTTATATTTATCATGTAAGATGGTCTTCCGTCAAAATCCTAAATTTTAGTTTTCTATCTTTGCAGTACTGTTCTGCAGCCTTGAACTTAGTCATGTTGACTGCATAGGTCTGACACTCTTCTAGATATCTTTTTGTTTTTCGTTTAGGTTCTTTCGGGGGTTTGGTTTGTTTCTTTGGTTTTACTTCGATAATTTCACGAATTGTTTTCCCTTGTGCATTCTCATACTTAATACTAAAGTCAGGGAAGTAACGATGTACCTTATTATCTAGAGGTGAGATGTATGGAATGATGATTTCTTCGGAGGCCCATTCTAGTACCTTGGTATTGTTGTCACAATATACCATGAATCTACGTTCCCAAAGACTACGATAGAAGATTTTAGTAGGGTCTCCTTTGTATTTTTTGTAGTTCTTTGGTTTAAACTTTCCGCTATATGATTTTCTCGACATAAATAACTATATATTATAATCTACAGGTATTTATGTATGTCCAAAATCGATAAATTACTGGGTAAAATCAGTAAAGCCAAATCAGCGTTCAAGTCTTTAAAGGGAAGTCTCAGTGACCTCAGTAGTGCATTAGGTGTTGTTGACACTAATACACTTGGGGAACAAGCTGAACAACTACGAAGTTCTTTAGAGAGTAGAAGGACTGAGTTGCAAGAACAAAATAGTAATATAAAAACTGCGACCAAAAAAAGTAGACTGAGTGGGTTGGTGATAAATGAACTAACCTTTCCGAAAAACAGAGATGCAGAAATAGATAATTGGATTATATTTAGAATACTACCAAGGGTGGCTGATGCAAAGATTACTACAGATTCCTCACTTGGTACTACAGAAATAAGATTATATGTTCCCGATGGTTTGAAATCATCAACTGCAGTTGCATATGGTAAGGAAGATTTTGGAGTATTGAAACGAGAAATTAATAGTCTCCTCCAAGGTGGAACTTTAGATGCTGGTGCTATAATGTCAAAGGCAAAAAGTACCATAATTCGAAAATTAATGGGTGGTAATATTAATGACTTGGCCGAGGGACGTGCAGTCAATCCAATGGATGAGGTTCTTTTAGATGGGGTAGACTTTAGAGAGTTTACCTTTAACTATGACTTCAATCCTACATCAGAGGACGAAGCTATAGAAGTTGGTAAAATTATAAACACCTTTAGACGTGCCACATTACCAAATACTGCACCCTTTAAAATTGACAGTACCACGGGAAAAGAGACAGATGCCGATGATGGTATAAACATGCATTTCTATAACTATCCAAACAAATTTCGGGTCTCCTTTGAGGGGCCCATTCAACATCATGTTGATGGATTCCTTACAATGGTTTGTAAAAATGTCGAAATTGACCATGATGGTGGTCAGAAACTTTCAACATTCTATACTGGTCAACCAGTAAGAACAACAATGACATTAACCATGCAAGAAGTTATTATACTTACTCAACAAAATTACGATAAAATATCTGCCATAACTAATGCATCAAAGAGTGGAAGAACTTATGATGAAGCTGGTTTCGGAACAAAGGCCAAGTTGGAACAGGGAGGTAATGGATAATGCCTAATAAAATGTTTAGTAATTTTTCGGAAGTTCAATACACACTTGGTACAGGTAAGATTGTTACCATTAAGGATTTCTTTAAGAAAGCCTCTGTTGAACAGGAATCACTTTGGGGAGTTGTTGACTATACCTTCTATCAATTAGAAGATGGGGAGAGACCCGATATAGTTGCAAATAAACTTTATGGTGATTCAGATTTACATTGGACACTATTTCTTGTAAATGATTTTGCAACTTACGGTGATTGGCACAAGGACAGTATAACATTAGAAAACCATATGTCAAATAAATATAAAGGACAATGGTTGAATGCAGATTTGGTATCAGACTTGATGACATCATCTACAAATAAGTTATTAATTGGTGAAGAGATATACGAGACATCAAATACAAATGTCACTGGTAATATCACGGATGTGGATTTAACTCGGAAGAGAATTTCAGTTGTTGGGGATGTGTTCTCTGCAAATTCAATTACTAGTAAAACTAGTGGTACTGAGATTAGTAACATCTTTACCAACAGAACTTTCACACCTTCATCTGTAGTAAATAAACGAGATGGTGTTCATCATTGGGTAGTGACAGACAGTACAGGACTTGAATACAAAGTTCATAACGAACCTACGACTGAACTTACATCCAATCCACCTACAGCTGTAGCAGTTACTTACCAAGACCATGAGTATAATCTAAACGAAGAGAAGAGAA